TTGAAGATTTAGGATGGAATATGTGGGACGGAGTGCCGGATGATTGGGAGTATGTAGAGGAAGAGGATACATGGTGGATTCCCCAAGGTTGGTATGAAGTATGTGATTATTTTGAGGATTATTCATATTCAACAATAACGGATAAGGTGGTTGCATGGTCGAAACTTCCAAAGCCGTATGTTCCAAGAGTTAAAGAGATAAATTAAGATTTAGCGAGGTGATTATATGACAGAACAACAGGCTATAAAAATTTTAAAAGAAGAAAAATCATGGGAAAGTGACGATAGAAAGATAGATGCTTATCACATGGGGATTGAAGCGCTTGAAAAGCAGAATGAACTAAAAAAATACATTGATGAATGTAAATCGTGTGGGCGTGGCAGTGCTGTGGAATGGTTAGAAAAGTATTTGATAAGATAAATTGAAATTTAGCGAGGTGGCAGCAGTCACAGTAATTAGGAGGTGTTAATAATGGGATATTTAATAAAATCCGAGGTTATGAACGAATTACAGGAAGATATGGAAACTACTTTAATGTGTTATGACGATAAAGGGACTAGGGACATTATAAGCTTTTGTTATGAGTGCATGAGCGTAGCTATAGACCGGCTACCGCAGTACAGGCTGGAAAATGTCACAGAGATAGACACAGCGGACACATTGAATTTTATACAAAATGATATGCTGAATTGTAAAAATGCAATGGAATTAGGAGAGACCTACGAAAAATATAATAACATTTTAAAGCAGTCTTTATTAAATGGGCTTAAAAAGATTGTCAATGAGCAAGAAGAAAATAACAAGCGAGCAGACGGCAGCAGTCACGTATAGTAAGCGAGGCGGCAGCAGTCGCAGAGAAAAGGACGTTTAACAGGCGTCCTTTTTTGTATGTAAAATGGGCGTTTTATGGGTGCGCCACGTGGCGCTATTTTCAAACGCTATATTACAGTAGTAATATTATTACTGTAATATTTGAATTTTTGAAAAATTTGGAGGTGCAAATATATGAAAAAGATTGATTGGTTAAGAAAAATTACAAGTCGTAAACTCTGGATGAGTGTAGCGTCTTTTGTTTCAATGCTGATTATATATTTTGGAGGAGCTGAAAGCGAGGCTACACAGGTTAGCGCCTTAATTATGGCTGGTGCTACGGTAATAGGTTATTTAGTAGCTGAGGGCTTAGCGGATTCCAGTAGCGCCTCACAAATTGAAATAACCGACGGTATCGAAGTAATTACAGAAACAGACGAGGGCTAGATATGACAGAGATTATTATAGCGTTAATAACAGGTGGCTTATCACTGGTGGGCGTTATAATCTCTAATAGTCGTAGCAATGCCAAAGTAGAAAGCAAGATAGTTACAGCTCAGGCGGTTACGGACTGTAAGATTGATGAACTAACGAGAGAAGTAAGAGAACACAATAACTTTGCTAAGCGGATGCCGGTAGTAGAGGAACAGATAAAAGTGATAAACCACAGAATTAAGGATATGGAAAATGAGATACACAGTAGGGAGGTGCAGTAATGGCTAATACAGTGGATATAGTATTAAAAATAGCAGAGGCAGAGGTAGGCTATTTAGAGAAAAGGTCTAATAGCCAGTTAGATAGCAAGACAGCTAATGCCGGTAAAGCTAACTATACAAAGTATGGGCGAGATATGCACAACATATACCCTAGCGTTATGGACTTTCCGGCTGCATGGTGTGACGCTTTTGTCGATTGGTGTTTTTATATGGCTTACGGAGTTGCTAACGCTAAAGGTTTACTGGGTGGTAATTTTAATGACTACACGGTAGCAAGCGCTCAGCTTTATAAGAATAAAAAAGCATGGTACAGCACTCCTAAAGTTGGAGACCAGATATTTTTTAAAAACTCACAGCGTATATGTCATACTGGACTGGTTTATAAGGTGGATGCTAAGAGAGTTTACACGATTGAGGGTAACACGTCAGGGGCAAGCGGTGTAATTGCTAACGGCGGTGGTGTATGTAAAAAGTCGTATGCAATAGGCTACAGTAAGATAGCTGGTTATGGGCGTCCTAAGTATGACGGCGTGGCTGAGACGGATAAGAGTAATGAGGAGAGTTACAACATGGAAACGATTAAAAAAGGCGCTAAAGGCAAGGCGGTTAAAATCTGGCAGATCATAGTAGGAGTTACGCCGGACGGCGATTTTGGAAACAATACAGATAAGGCAACTAGAACTTTTCAGAAAGCGCATGGGCTAACCATTGACGGTATTGTAGGAGCTAACAGCTGGAAAGCCGGTTTAGAGTCAGTGTAAGGGTGTGGTGATATGGCTGTAAATAACAGCAAAGAGGCTATAGTGGTAGATAATCTGGAAAAGATTAAAGAATGGTTAGGAAATGGTATAACTATGACCGCCATTGCTAAGAATTTGCATATTAGCAAACAGACGCTCTATAACCACCTCAAAAAGCACTTAAAAGACGGTCTGGACGAAATAAAAAACAATAGACAGCCGGCGGTTGCTAATCTGGAAAACTCTATGTATGAGGCTGCACTGGGCGGCAAAGTTACCCTTAAGAAATATGTTAAGTTAAAACATATTGAATACGAGAACGGTAAAAAACTCAGAGAATGGGAAGAAGTCGAAGAGGTAGAGGTTGAGGAGTATATTAAACAGGACACTACAGCCGGCATATTCCTACTGAAAAACTGGGGTAACTATATGAATGAGCCAGCTACAGTCCAGTTAAGAAAAGAGGAAGTTGATTTACGAAAGAAACAAGTAGAGGCTAATACATGGTAGTTATTATTTAAGCTAATACATGGTAGCCTCACAGGAGGTACTTATGATAGTTAATTTAAGCGGAGGCGCTGGTATGAGTGCGGAAACAGAGGAAAAGATTGACGCTATATATGACAAAGTAGTTAAAAATAATGATAATATTGTAAATTTATTCGATAACGGTGTTATTTCCGAAGTTGCTGGAGGGTTTACAGGTTATAATACAAACGCTACAAGATGTGAAACAAACATAGGCGACGTATTATATGCAAAATGTGGCATGAGTAGCGGTGTTGCGATTGACGCTAATAACTTAATAGACGTAACCGACTATGACGCTCTGGTTGTTGAAATAGTTGGCTATTCAGAAGATGCGGAGGGTTCAGGGTATAATGCCTTATTTGGTTTAATAAATAGTCACAAAACACCCACAGCACCAGCGGGAGGTAGTAGCGCCGATAATTCACACATAACAGATTATGCGCATAAATCCTCTTTTGGTGTTGGTACAAAATCCGCCATTTTAAATCTAATAAATGTTACAGGGTCTTATTATATAAGATTTTCAGCCCATCAATCTAATGCCGGTGGAAATCAATATTTAACCATAAACAAAATGTATTTAGTTAAGTTTAATAACTTATGAGCTTATATGACTTTTACCGCTCTGACGAGTGGGTTAACTTATTAAAGATTTTAAAATTAGAGCGTGTGGACGCTCAGGGTAATATTATATGCGCTCACTGTGGTAAGCCTATAATACGTAAGTATGACTGTATAGGTCATCATGTTATAGAGCTGACTGAGGAGAACTACACAGACGCTAATATAAGCCTTAACCCTGATAACATACAGCTGATACATCATAAGTGCCATAACATTATACACAATAAGTTATACAGCGGTAACAGACAGGTGTTTATAGTATATGGCTCACCGCTTAGCGGTAAGTCCTCTTATGTATCTGAGGTAATGACTGAGGGTGATCTGGTTATAGATATGGACTCTATATGGCAATGTGTGAGCGGTCAGCCTAGATATGTTAAGCCTCAGCGGTTACGCTCTGTAGTGTTTGCTGTAAGAGATAACTTACTGGAGTCTGTTAAGTACAGGCGTGGTAAATGGCTTAACGCTTATATAATCGGTGGCTATCCATATCAGGCAGAGCGTGAGAGGTTAGTAGATACGCTGGGAGCTAGAGAAGTATTTATAGATACGCCTTATGAGGAATGTGTTAAGCGCCTTATGGAGTGTGAGGACAGAGATAAAAAAGAGTGGGAGAAGTATATAGGTGACTGGTGGTTACAGTATAGCGGAGGTTATTGATGAAAGTATATGTAGTAATTGCTAGTTATCGTGGCTTATCTGATGATCCGTGGGATATTGATAAGATTTTCGATAATGAAGATAAAGCAAAGAGTTATGTAGATGAAAAGAATAGTGTAAAAGATAGAAAATACTCATATTTGTATTATGAGCATGAGCTGGAGTAAGCATGCCCCCCATACTTAAATTATTTTTAAGCAAAAGGGGACTGTTGGGGGGAACTTAATACTCACAGAATCGAATTTTTAACGAGATTTTTGGAATAGAAAATCATAGTTATTAAATTATATTTAATTATTTTAACAAGAAAGCAGAGTTACGTGATATTTGAGCCGAGAGGTGGAGACAATGGGAGGAGATTGATATATACAGCGTAGTCAGGGATACGAGGGCTGGGCGTTGTTTATATAAAAGGTGGTCTCTGATACTTTGCGGAGTATCTGGAGTCAGTAAAGCCATGAGTGGCTAAAAAGTAAAGCGAGTAAAAAACTCTTATGAAAACGCTAGCTAAGTAGTAAGAGAGTAGCCAGCACTACGACACTGTGACGCTTTCGGTTAACCCTTTGAGTGCTGTCTATAATTTCCTGTAACAGGACTAAAACAAAATTATAAAAGGCGTACCACCTGTACCGCCTCACTTATAAAGAGGATTTAGGTACAGACGCCTGTTTATATAAAGAGATATAGCTCAGCACGGTTAGAGCGCCAGCCTTATAAGCTGGGTGTCATAGGTTCAAGTCCTATTATCTCTATTTTTTCTGGGCTTATGCTTGTTGCTTTTATTCCTTTCAGCCGGTAGGAGTTGCTGTTAATGGAGGTGCAAGACCTCCAGCCGGTTTTTATTTTTTAAACAAAAAGTTTAGAAAACAAAACTTTCAAGGAGGTAAAAAAATGAAAGTAAGAATCACTAAAAACTACAATGACACACAGCTTAAGGAGCTTGTTAAGGCTGGTACTGAGCTTGAAGTGTCAAAGGAAAGAGCTGAGGTGCTTATTAACGCTAAAGTAGCCGTTGCAGATCAGGCTGAGGAAACAGTCGAGGAAACAGCTGAGGAAACAGCTGAGGAAACAGTCGAGGAAACAGCTGAGGAAAAGCCTAAGAAAAGAAAGAAAGCAGAGGCGTAGCCTATGTATGAGTTAGTGAATAAAGAAAACGTGTTAACGGAGCTTAACAGTGGCTCAGTAATGTACGTGGTAGATATTCCTACTCAGCGTGTAATGGAATGTTCAAACATGACATTATCAGCGGTTAAAAGTTTTAATGATAAGCCGGAGGCTATGTTTTTTAAAGAGGTTTAAAAAATGAGCAGACGTGAGGAAATACTTAATATTATTCCTGATGACTCTAAAGAGTTGGTGGCTAGCGTTGTTAATGATGTGATTTTTTTAGAGGAACGCCTGACAGAACTTAAAAAACTACCTTTCATTGACGTTAACCCTAAAAACACAATGAAACAACGCAGTACGCCGGCGGCTAAGCAATACAAGGAATTTTTACAGCAGTACATTAACTGTATAAAAATGATTGAGTCTATTATTTATCGTGATAAGCGGCTGGAGGGTGACGAGGACGAGGAAAGCCCTTTAAGGCGGTGGTTTAGAGAAAATGCTGATAAAAAATAAAACGATCTGGACGCCAGACAACTCATTTTTATTAGAGTATCACGCACGTATAGAGTGTGGAGAGATTATAGTAGGGCGTGAGCTGTGGTTAGAGTTAGAGAGACTGAGAGAGGATTTTTATAATGACTCTTTCACATACAACACTGACGACGCTCAGCTACGTATGAATTTTATGGAAAATTGCATACGCCTAACCAAAAGCCCTTACTATGGACAGCCTATGGTGCTTATGCTATGGCAAAAAGCTTTTATAGAGGCTATTTACTCTTTTAAAATGTCAGCTACTACTCTTAGACGTTTTCAAAAAATCCTACTTATAATAGGGCGTAAAAATACTAAGAGTGAGACGTGTAGCGCTATTGGTTTGACTGAGTTTTTTGTAGGTAATGCCGGCTCTGTAATATGCTGTAGCTCCAATGACGACGCTCAGGCGAGCATTAACCATAACAAAATGGACACTATGCGGCGTATGTTAGACCCAAAAGATCAGGACAGCGCCAGAAATCAGAGCCACATTTATAACAAGGTAAACAATAGCGAGATTATTAAAATATCAGACCGCACACGCAATAAAGAGGGGCGAGATATTGATACGGTTTTGCTGGATGAGTCTAACATGATGAAAGATAACGAGATAGCTATGGCGTGTGAGCAATCGCAGAGCTTGAAAGACGAGCCGTTATTTTTCAACATGACGACTGAGGGAATGATAGTAGGCGGCTACTTAGATAATGAGTTAGCTTATGCAAGAAAAATTATTAACGGCGAGTTAGAGGATGACGACCCTGACGCTATAGCTTATCTGCCGTGGCTTTATACTCAGGACTCTGAGGCTGAGATATGGCAGAACAGAGCAAGCTGGGTTAAGTCTAACCCTACGCTCATACATGGCGTTAAAAAGTGGAGTTATTTAGATAAGCAGATAGCAAAAGCTAAGCAAGATAAAGCGACTAGAATTTTTGTATTATGCAAAGATTTTAATATTAAACAAAATACAGCTCAGAGCTGGCTTAATATTGAAGATTACAACTATAAAGCCGTGTATGACTTAGAGGAATTTAGAGGCTGTATATGTTTAGGCGCTGTGGACTTAGCGGAAACGACGGACTTAGTTAACGCAAAAATTTTGTTAATGAAACCAGAGGACTCAACTAAGTATATCCACACAATGTATTTTATTCCTGAAAATAAGTTAGAGGATTCAGACGACCGTAACGCCGGAGCAAAATATAAAGAATGGGCGGCGGCTGGAAAGCTCACTATAACAGAGGGTAGCGACATAGACCTCAGTATAGTAGCTGATTGGTTTTATAAGTTATACAAAGAATACAATATACGCCTGTGGAAATGTGGGTACGACCAAAAGTTTAGCAAAGACTGGCTTAACCGTATGGAATATTGGGGCTGGACTAAGGCTAATGACGAGCTGGTAATGATATTGCAGAACGCTCAGACGCTCAGTAATGCTATTAAGTTGTTAGAGGCTGACTTAACACACCAATTAGTTAATTATAACGAGAATGAGATAGATAAATGGTGTTTGGGTAATGCCTGTCTTAAGGTTAACGACATAGGACAATGTTTAATAGTTAAGGCAGAGCCTAGCAAGCGTATAGACGGCGCTGTATGCTTAGCTATCTTATACGAAATGTACCGGCAAAACAGGACGGAATGGAAACAAATGATTAACAAGAAAAAGGGTGCTGCAAATTGATAAGGTTACATCATGGCGACTGTTTAGAAGTTATGAAAGATATACCTGAAAAAAGCATTGATTTAATTTTGACAGACTTACCTTATGGAGCTACTGATTGCAAATGGGATAGCATTATACCAATAGCTCCATTATGGGAGCAATACAATAAAGTTATTAAGGATAATGGCGTGATAGCGTTATTTGGGATTCAGCCATTTACAACAAAGCTAATTTATAGCAATCTAAAACATTTTCGGTATTGCTGGTACTGGAAAAAGAATAATAATACCGGCGCTCAATTCGCAAAAGTGCAGCCTATGAGATGTATAGAGGATATATGTATCTTTTATAAAAAAATGCCTACCTATTTTCCACAAGGGCTTATTAAGTTGGAAAAGCCAATAATGAGAAAGCCTAAGAGTGGAGAAACTTATGAATTTAGAGGAAAAGGTAGCCTACAAAGATATACAAATTACCCTAAGCATTTAATAGAATTTGCAAAAGATAAAGAGCGGTTACATCCCACACAAAAGCCGGTAGAACTTCTGGAGTATTTAATAAAAACCTATACAGACGAAAAAGAGATCGTGTTGGACAGCTGCATGGGTAGCGGTAGCACTGGCGTAGCGGCTGTAAATACTAATCGTAGATTTATAGGGATTGAGTTGGAAAAGAAATATTATGACATAGCAGAGGAGCGGATATATAAAGCCGCTGCCTGATAGGAGGGTAAAATGGGCTGGTTGCCTAGCTTTAACTTTTCAGCCAGAGGGTGGTTGAGTGATTTTATAAAAAAACAGTCTGCCAAACCTAAACAGACTACATATGCGGAAATGATGAGCGGTTATGCTCCTATCTTCTCTCAATTTGGACAGGATATATACGCTAGCGACGTAGTACAGCAAGCCATTAACTGTATAGTCCAAGAGGTTAAAAAGCTTAAGCCTCAGCATATAAGAGAGTATGGGACGGACATAATACCTGTAAATGACGACATACAGGCTGTTTTGAATAAACCTAACCCTTATATGACTACAAGTGATTTTTTGGAAAAAATAACATGGTTGCTTTTTCTGAATTATAACGTATTTATCATACCCACATATTACGAGTGGAAAGATAAGAGCGGTAAAACACATAGAAAATATGAGGCGCTATATCCTATCCAGCCCTCTCAGGTTGATTTTATTGAGGATGAGAGCGGTAAGCTTTTTGTAAAATTTACTTTTGGAAATTCTAAGGATTTTATAGTTAAGTATTCTGATGTTATTCATATTCGATACAGATATGGAGTTAATCAGTATATGGGTGGAAATGAAAGCGGACAGCCGGACAATGACGCATTGCTTAAGACTTTGGATATTAACCACCAGCTGTTACAAGGTGTCGCTAAAGCAATGAAAAGCTCTTTTTCTGTAAATGGCGTGGTTAAATATAATACCATGCTGGACGACGGCAAAACAGAGGCGGCGCTTAAAGAATTAGAAACGCATTTACACAACTCAGAAAGCGGATTTTTACCACTTGATTTAAAATCAGAATTTATACCAATCAAAAGGGAAATTCAATTAGTAGATAAAGATACTCTTGAATTTATAGACAGTAAGATTTTAAGGCATTATGGCGTGTCCTTGCCTATATTGACCGGCGATTACACCAAAGAGCAATATGAGGCTTTTTATCAAAAGACAATAGAAAGCATTATTATTACGCTCACACAAGCTTTTACAAATGTGCTGTTTACTGACCGTCAGCAGTCAGGATATAACAATATAATTAAGTTTTATCCCAAAGAGCTTATATTTTTATCCACCTCTCAAAAAATTGAGGTTATAAATATGCTCATGCAAACCGGCTCAGTGTTTGAAAATGAAAAGCGTACAGCGTTTGGTTTTGTTCCGCTGGCTGAATTAGAGGGCAAGCGGTACATGAGCCTTAACTGGGTGGATGCTGATATAGCAAACCAGTATCAAGTGGGTAAAACAGGAGGTGAAGATAATGGAGTATAAGAACGTACCGAGTCTTAAAGTAATCAGAGCTTATAACTTTGAGATCAGAGCGGAAAACAACGAGAAAAACGGAGACCATATTACAGGACGTCCTATAGTCTATAACTCTATGACTGACTTAGGGTGGTTTGATGAGATTATTGAGGCTGGCGCATTGGATAAGGCTAACCTTAAGGACGTTAGATTTTTGGTTAATCATAATACTGATATGATACCGCTGGCACGCAGCCGGAACAATAACGAAAATTCTACTATGCAGTTAGAAGTAGATAAAGACGGTATGAGTATTAGAGTTAATTTAGATACCGAAAACAACACAGAGGCACGCAACCTTTATAGTGCTATCAAACGTGGAGACATAACAGGTATGTCATTCATGTTTACGATAGATGACGAGGAGTGGGAAAACTTAGAGAGCGACCACCCTACACGTCATATCAGGAAAATTGGTACAGTGTTTGAGGTAAGCGCTGTAACATTTCCGGCTTATGAGAGTACAGAAATCTCAGCAAGAGACAAGGAGGCGCTGGATAGCGCTAAGGCTACACTGGATAGTGTAAGGCGTCAATCACTGGATAGTGATAAGGCTGAGCTGGAGCTTGAAAAAGCAAAATTAAAGAACAAATTTTTTTAAACAAAAAGTTTAGAAATCAAAACCCAAGGAGGAAAAGAAAATGAAAGATTTTTTAAAAAAGTTGATCGCACGTAAAAAGAAAGAAATGGCAGAGTTGCAGAAACGCTCAGACGCTAGTCAGGACTTAGCGGAAGTAAGAGCAATCGGTGAGACTTTGGCAGCACTTAAAGAAGAAATTGAGGAGGCTGAGGCTGAGTTGGCAGAGCTGGAAAATGAGGGTGACGGCGCTGGAGATTCTGGCGCAAATGATGACACTCAGAGAGCAGCTGTACCGGCTAACGCTGTGTTAAGAAATGGACAGGTAGTAGGCTCTTATACTATGGGAGCGCAGACCAGAGGGGAAGAGACAGACCCTTGTGACACATTGGAATACAGAAAAGCATTTATGGAGTTTGCGTGCCGTAATGTACCTATTCCGGCTGAAATCAGAGAGAATGTAGTAACCACTACTGGAGATACCGGCGCAGTAATTCCTACTACAATCTTAAAAGAGATTATTCAGAAATTAGAGTCTTACGGTAATGTTTACGCTTTGGTTAGAAAGCTGAACATTCAGGGCGGCGTAGCTATTCCTATTTCAGACCTTAAGCCGGTGGCTAATTGGATTGGAGAGGATAAAGCTAGCGACGATCAGAAGTTATCCGCTAAAGATTCCATTGTATTCTCTTACTATGGCATTGAGTGTAAAATTGCGCAGTCATTGCTGGCTAACGTAACTACGCTTGACGCTTTCCAGCAGTTGTTTGTGCCGCTTGCTACTGAGGCTATTGTTAAGGGTATTGAAATTGCAATTTTCAACGGTGACGGCTCTGGTAAGCCTTTAGGTATTACCAAAGATGAAAGAGTACCCGTAAGCAATATTATTACTCTTTCTCCTGAGGAGCTTAAGGATTGGGCTGCATGGCATACAAAAGTAAAAGCTAAAATGAAGAAAGCCTATAGAAAGGGTACTTTCTTTATGAATCAGGCTACTTTTGACGGTTACATTGATGGTATGACGGATAAGAACGGACAGCCGGTAGGACGTACTAACTACGGTATCAACGGAGAGGAAACCTATAGATTTATGGGTAAAGACGTTGAAACAGTAGAGGACGAGTGTATCGCTGCTTTTGATGATGCCGCTGAGGGTGATGTAGTAGCAGTATTCTTTAAGCCTACAGATTACGCTGTTAACTCTAATATGCAGCTGATTGTAGTTAAGTGGACAGATCACGACAATAATAAGCTTAAGAATAAGGCTATTATGATTTGTGACGGTAAATTGGTGGATGCTAACGGTGTGCTTATCATTAAAAAGGGTGCTGCAATCACTGTGTAACGTAAGGAGGTAATTAACAATGGCTGACGCTAACTTAATTAAGGCTGTGAAATTAGCTAGAGGAATGACAGGTACATTTGAGGCTCAGGACGCTCAGTTAAATATTGAGATAGATGAGGTTATAGGCTGTATGATAGCCGGTGGAGTACCTAAGGAATTGGCTAACTCAGAGGCGTCAGCCGGAGTTATAGCCAGAGGTATAGAGGACATTAAGTATAACGGTGGTAAGCTCTCTGATTATTTTTTCCAGAGGTGCATACAGTTAGCTTATTCCGCTCCTACCACTAAGGAGGTGGAGTAATGAACTATAAGCCCGACTTGCCTTATGATACGCCTGTAAAATTGTTTAATCCTATTGGTACTGAGACAGTGCGAGGCGTAACTAAAAACGTATATCCGGCAGAGAGTGAGGAGCTTGTGTTTACTAAGTTTAAAACTTATGGAGGCACAGAAACCACTGTAAATGGCGTGCTGGCTGTAGTAGATACGGCTAACGTAGAGACATGGTATAGACCTGATATAAGCAGCGCCAGCATGATAGAGCTGGGCGGCAAAAAGTATGAGGTTATGGGTGTACCTGAGGACGTAGAACAAGCACACCAGATTTTAAAATTTAAGGTTAGAGGTGTGAGAGGTGGCACGTAACAAGATAGGTTTAAAGGCTAACGGTTTTGAGGATTTATTAGCCAAGCTGGACGAGGTGGGAGGCACTAACGCCATGAAACGTGGCACAGAGGCGGCGCTTAAAGCCTCTAAGCAATACGTTAACCCACTCATAGAACAAGCTATGAACAATTTACCGGCTGGCGGTAAATATTCTACTGGAGCTACCAAAGAATCTATTGACAAAGACATGACCGTAGAGTGGGAGGGTATGACAGCCAGTATTAAGGTGGGTTTTGACTTTAAAAAATCTGGCATGACAAGTATTTTTCTCATGTACGGCACACCTAAACACAGCCCTATATCAGGATTATATGAGGCTATATATGGAAAAAAGACACAGCGAGAAATAGCAAATATACAGGGCGACGAGTTAAAAAAAGTAATTAAAAGGATAATGGAGGGCTAAATATGGTGGTGGATAACTTAATAGATGAGTTGAAAAAGTTAGGCTACCCAGTTATAAAACAAGGTAGCTTGCCGCCTGATGAGGATTACCCTGAAAACTTTTTTACTTATTGGAATAATAGCTCTGACGGAATTAGCTTTTATAGTAATGATGAGACCGGCGCTGTGTGGAATTATTCAGTTAATTTTTATAGCGAGGATGAACTTTTGGTAGATTCTAAGCTATTGGAGGCTAAAAAACTTTTAAAAAAAGCTGGATTTATAGTTACTGGATTCGGTCATGATGTGGCTAGTGACGAGCCTACACATACCGGCAGAGGCATTATAGCTCTTTATCGAGAGCAGCAATAATTTTTTTGATTCAAAAGTTTAGAAAACAAAACTTTTAAGGAGGTAATAAAAATGGATAAAGTCCGTGAATACAGAGGTATTAGAGGCTTAGTAGCCGCTGAGGTTATTAAGGATGATGCAGAGGGCATGGAATTTGGCACGCCTTTTCCTATTGCCGGCGTGTCTGAATTAGGAAAAGAAACAGCGACAAGCTCAGAGCCGCACTATTACGACAATGTACCGGCGGTAGTAATTGACTCTGTAGGTGCAGATACCGTAAATATGGCGCTGTCTGCCATACCTTTAAATACGTTGGCTGACATTACAGGTCAGTATTACGACGAGGAGCTGGGTATGTTTATTGAGGGTGAGCGTGAAAGCAAATATTACGCTATAGGTTATATTACCAAGCGTACTGACGGTACAGAAGTGTTTGTATGGCGATTGAAAGGGACGTTTAATATACCCTCTTCTACTCATCATACGGAAGATGACGGCACAGACGCTAACGGTCAGGAGCTTGTATATACAGGCATTAACACGCAGCATAAGTTTTCTCTTACCAAAAACGGCGTAACGAAAAAGAAAACGGTTAAGGCTGTCAATGTCGAACAGGATATTAACCCTCAGGATGAGGCTACTTTCTTTGAGACAGTCCAGACGCCGGACACAGTTAAGAAAACACCGGCAGCATAAAAGTTAAATGTAAAAGTTAATAGGGCGGTTATTATGCCGCCCTGTTTTTAAAGATTAGAGGAGGAAAAACACATGGATTTACGGTTAACAATTTATACAGATGACACATTAACAGAAGTTAAGAGAGTAGCAGAGGCAGACGAGCTTAAAATCCCTTACAGAGTAACAGGCTACCTTATGCGCTCTATGGAAAATCTTAGTTTAGAAGATAAAGAGGGTATTTTTGATTTTATCGTCAGCAATGTAGATATTTTGGACAAAATCATTAAGGCTACATTTGGCGTTAGCGAGTCGGAGCTTGCGGCCATTAACACAACTGAGCTTATAAATGTAGGCGCTGATATATGCGCTTGGTGCATGGATAAAATTAAAAATTTGAAACAGGGAAATAACTCAAAAAACGTAGGGGCGACAGCGTAGAGCTTACGCTGTCAGATATGTTTTTTGAAATAAATAAAAGTCTGTGTGAGTGCTTTGGTGGGTTAGACCCTATTAAGTTGCTCAATTATCCGGCAGCGGATGTATTTGACTTAATCAATAACATGATCAGTTACAACGACAGACAGCAAGAGATTAAGAAAAATGCTAACCGTAAACCGGCTGGAGATAACTGGTTTTAATAGGAGGTGAAAACGTGCCTAACAATAATGATACTACTACTAGCTTTAAGGTAGATATATCAGAGTTAAAAAAAGCTATGCAAGATGCTAAGAGAGCGGTGAGCGTAGCTAATAGTGAGTTTAAGGCGGCTAGCGCTGCTTGTGATGACTGGACTAAGAGTAGCGACGGTTTAAGCGCTAAACTCAAACAGTTAGACAGTAATTTAAAAAGCCAGAAAACTATATTAAGTAGTTTGGAGGCGCAATATGAGGCTGTAGTAGCAGAACAGGGAGAGGGTAGCGCAGCGGCAGACCGCTTAAAAATTGCTATCAATAATCAGAGAGCCACTATAAGCAACACAGAAAAATCAATAATTAACTATAAGCAGTCTTTACAGGAAGTACAGGAAGCAGAAGAAAGAGCGGCTAAGAGTGGTAAGAGCGTAGCTGAGGAGCTGGATAATGTAAAAAATGCAGCTGAGGACGCTGGGGACGGCTTTACCACATTTAAAGGAGCTATAGCTACCTTTGCCGGCAATATGCTTACTGGTTTTGTAAATGCAATCGGTGAGGGTATTAGCGCTATAGTCGGTCTTGCAGACGAGACCAGAGAGTATAGAACGGAAATGGGTAAACTGGAGACCGCTTTTACTACAGCCGGATTTACCGCAGAGACCGCCACAGATACCTATAGGGACTTATACGCTGTGCTGGGTGATGAGGGACAGGCTGTAGAGGCTGCTAACCACTTGGCACAGTTGGCTGATAGTCAATCAGAGCTTAGCCAGTGGACTAATATAGCTACCGGCGTATATGCGACTTTTGGCGACTCACTACCTATTGAGGGCTTGACTGAGGCAGCCAATGAGACCGCTAAAACTGGTGCGATTACTGGTAACTTAGCGGATGCTCTTAACTGGGCTGGAGTAAGTGAAGATGAATTTCAGGCGAGCTTAGACGCCTGTAACACAGAACAGGAGAGACAGGCGCTTATTGCCTCCACTCTTAATAGCTTATATAGCGAGGCTGCCAGTACATACAGAGAAGTTAATGGGGAAATAATGGACGCTCAGAGAGCGCAGTCAGAGCTTACAGATGCTACGGCAGAACTGGGAGCGGTGGCTGAGCCTGTAATGACGAGCTTTAAGTTAATGGGCGCAGCATTGTTAACGGAACTTTTACCGGCTGTTAGTGAGATAGGACAGGGCTTTACTGATCTAATTAACGGAGTGGACGGAGCTGAGGAAAGTATAGGCGCTGGACTGGGTAGCTTGTTAGATACAGTGCTTACTAAAGTTACTGAGATTTTACCGAATTTAGTAACGGTGGCTTTTACGCTTATAACCACGTTAGCTAACGCTATTTTAGCGGCGTTACCTGACTTAGTTACAACTTTAGTACAGATTGTTAACGAGTTAATAGCCGGACTTTCCACGGCGCTACCTGAGTTAGTCACAGCCATTATAGAGATAGTACCAGAGATTATAGATGCTCTTATGGAGCAGTTACCCATATTTATTCAGGCGTGCGTTGACTTCTTAAGTGCCATGGTACAGGCGTTGCCTACGGTTATACAGGCGCTAGTTACAGCACTACCACAAGTCATAACGAGTATTGTTAACGGTCTTTTGGCTGGTATTACTACGCTGATACAGGGCGCTATTACGTTGCTTATGGCTATTGTGAACGCTATACCGCAGATACTACCTGTTTTAATTGAGGCGTTACCTCAGATTATTAACACAATGGTTACAGCACTTATAACATATTTACCTCAGTTGTTAGAGGCTGCTATTACGTTGCTTATGGCAATCATTGACGCTGTGCCGCAGATTATAACGCCACTTATGGAGGCGCTACCTCAGATTATTGAGACTATAACCAGTACCTTACTGGATAACTTACCGCTCTTATTAGATACAGCTGTAGAGCTGCTTATGGCACTTGTTACCGCCATACCTGAAATTGTAACAGCTTTAGGACAGGCATTACCTCAGATAGTAAGCACGATTATAACCGTAATAAGGACGCTCTTACCACAGCTGGCTAATTTTGTAGGGCAGTTGTTTAGCAATATTGCTACGTGGTTTGTTCAGGTAGTTAATAATGGACGTACAGGAGCAAGGGATTTTGTTAATACCATTATTAACTGGGTAAAACTCTTGCCTAGCCGTATATGGACATGGTTGACTAATGCGGTCACTAAGGTAGTTAGCTTTGGCTCTAACTTAATCAGTAAGGGTACAGAGGCGGCGGCTGGATTATATGACAGTATTGTAGATAAGGTAAGTGAGATACCTGAGCAAATGCTATCTATAGGCGAGAACATTGTAGAGGGGCTATGGAACGGTATAAGCGCCGGCTGGGACTGGCTAACTGAGAGCGTGGCAGACTTGGCTAATAGTTTATTAGAAAGCGCTCAGGAGGCTTTAGGTATTGCGTCACCGTCTAAGGCTTTTAGAGACTTGGTTGGTAAATGGATTCCTGAGGGTATCGCCGTAGGTATTGACCGTAACGCTGAGAGTGCGCTGGATTCCATGAGAAATCTTACTGGTAACATTTTAGACGGTGCGAGAGCTGGACTTAATAGCGGTGGCTCAGTAATGAGTGCCGGTAATACGGTGGGCGCTGGCGGCGTTGTTAATAATTTTTACCAGACAAATAATAGCCCTAAGGCTCTTAGCAGACTGGAAATATACAGACAGTCTAAAAACTTATTAGGACTTGCTGGAGGTGTATGATAATATGTACGAATGTAAAGTTAAAAATCATAATGGAGAGGTTTTAGACCTCTCTGCCTCCTCTAAATATACGCTTTATAAGATTACAGGTTTACAGCCTCCGGCGAGTATTGTAAACATGGCTAATAATGCTACCTCTGACGGTGTGACAGTTAACAGCGTCAGGGTAGATAAGCGTAATATAGTATTATACATAGCTCTTAATGGAGATATTGAGCAGTCGAGACTTAACTTATACAAATATTTTCCGCACAAAAAAACTGTTACTATTTACTTTAAAAATGGTAGCCGAGACGTCTATATAGAGGGACAGGTGGAATTTTTTGAGTGTGACCTTTTCGCCATACGTCAGGTTGCACAAATTAGCTTAATCTGTCCTCAGCCGTATTTTAAAGCGATAAATGACATAGTAAGTTATTTTAGCGAGATTAGTAATTTGTTTTCTTTTCCGTTTTCAATGCCTGAGAGCGGCGTGGAACTGAGCGCAATTACTACCAATATCCGCAAAAGCATTATAAATACCGGCGACATAGCCAGCGGTTTAGTGATTGACTTATACGCTATTGGGACGGTAGTTAACCCTGTTATATATGATGTGTTTAAGCGTACTCATATTAAGCTCACGCTAATTATGGAGGCCAACGATCATATTATAATTAACACTAATCACGGTATTAAATCTATTACGCTTATACGTGGCGGCGTATCCACTAATATATTAGGCTACCTTTACCCTGTTAGCTCATGGCTGACGTTAGAGTCTGGCGACAATGTTTTTACCTATGACGCTGAGAGTGGCGTAAGTAATTTGCAGCTTACTTTTACCTCCTCAGTGCTATATGGAGGTGTCTAAATGGTTATTCATGTATTAGACCGTGACTTACGACTGGTAGGCGTGGTAGATGACTATATAAGTATAATATGGCGTCCGGCGTATTATGACGTTGGAGACTTTGAACTTTATATTAACGCCAGCGCCGAAAAAATAGAGCTGTTAAAGCGTAACTATTACTTAGTTAGAGATAAGGATATTATAGTAGATAATGACGGCAATATTTTTTATAACAATGTAATGATTATTAAAAATTTTAATCTTACTACTGACGCCGAAATGGGCGACTATTATACTGTGACCGGCAAAGAGTTAAAGCATTTATTACACCAACGTATAGTCTGGAGTCAGACTAACCTTACAGGTACAGCTGAGGACGCTATAAGGCAGCTGGTAACAGAGAACGCTATAAGTCCTACAGACAGTAAGAGAGTAATACCCTCTTTAGTGTTGGGCGCTGGCGCTGGATTCACAGACCACATAGAAAAGCAGATTACAGGGGCTAAGTTGGATGAGGCTATAGTTAATATATGCAAGACATATAATTATGGCTGGGAAATAGTAATTTATAATGACAATTTGATTTTTGTACTGTATCAGGGCTTTAATAAGTCACTCAATCAGCGAGAGAGACCTTTTGTAGTCTTTAATGATAAATTTGACAACATAATTAACAGCAGCTACCAGCTTAATAGTGAGCTTTATGGTAATACAGCCTTAATCGGTGGAGAGGGTGAGGGTGCTGAGCGTATTTATAATACAGTAGGCGCTAACAATTCAGGACTTGACCGCTATGAGGTGTTTGTTGATGCTAAGGACATAAGCCAAAACAAAGGCTCTGATAAAGAGATTGAATCAGAGCAATACCTATCATTACTGGCTGAGCGTGGTAATGAGACGTTAGCCACTTTAGCGGTTACTGAGGGCTTTAGTGGCGAGGTGCTTACAGCTCATACATTTAAGTATGTTACCGATTTCTATTTAGGCGATACGGTTACAGTCGTTAACGAGTACGGTATTTCTAAGGACGTAATGATATTAAGCGTTATAGACTCAGAAGATGAGACAGGGACTAAGTTAATACCACAGTTTAACATTTAGGAGGTGTATTTATGTGGGAAAGTGGATTTTTTAATAGCGTAAATGGAGATAGAGTATATAACGCCGAGCAGATGAGCGCTATATTTGAGGGCTTAATAACTGACGGTGTGTATGAATCAGTGGGCAATAAGTTAGCGGTACAGCCTAACAGCGGTATGGCTATACAAATAGCCAGCGGTAGGGGCTGGTGTAAGCGTAAATGGTTTAACAACACTACCGACTATCTTATGACGCTGGAGGCGTCTGACGTTACGCTTAACAGGTGGTGCGCTGTGTGCGTCAGATCAGATATTAACGACACAGTACGCTCAGCTGTGCCGGTGCTTAAATATAGCGAGTATGCCACTACTCCAGTTAAGCCTACACCTACGAACACGGAAACAGTAAAAGAGTTAATACTGGCTTATGTGTATATTAAAGCTGGTGCGAGTGAAATTACCGCTAGTGACATTACAGATACAAGGGCAGACGAGGCGCTATGCGGCTGGGTAACTGGTCTTATTGAACAGTTAAGCTCTGCTACATTATGGACTCAGTGGGAGGCGCTTTTTACTGATTGGTTTAATGGCTTACAGAATTTGATTAACGAAAATACGGAGACTATGTTAGTTGCAGCCTTGCCTACCAGTTTAACGCTTACTCTTACAGCTGAGGGCTGGGTGAGTGAGAGCGGAGTGTATAAGCAGACTGTTACTGTTACCGGCATGAATGATACTAAGAGCGTACTGGCAAGCCCTACAGCCAATAGTGCCAGCACATACTCAGCGTCAGAGGTTAGGTGTAGCGGTCAATCTGCTAATGCGCTGGAGTTTATGGCGGTATCACAGCCCAGTGAGGCTATTAGCGTTGATATTATACACATGGGTGTATAATATAGATTACAAAAGATAAAAACAAAATAAGGTACAAAAGAGAAAAAAGCACTGAGATACTAAGGATATTAAAAATATTATAGTATGGAGGTGCTTTTATGATTTTAAATTTAAAAGACAACGATATGAATAATTATATAACATGGGTTTATGGTACTCTCTTGAATGAGATAAATAACGTCGCTGGAAGAATAGTAGATACAGGGTGGGTAAGTTTAAAATTAGAGAGCGGCGTAACACAATTTACCGCTGGTTATGACTTGCAAATGAGGCGTATAGGTAACGTGGTATATTGTAGGGGTAGAATTGGTAATGTAACCTCAAATGACACTTTAATAAGTGTAATACCGGCAATATTCAGACCGGCTGATAATTATACTTTTAGGTTTATCTGTCCGTCTAACGGCAGCACAAACTGTAAAATAGCTGTCACTCCTGTTAGTGGCAATATGATTTTAGAGTTTTCAAGTGACGGTCAGTATCCAGCTGATAGGTGGATAAGTCTTAATAATATTACTTATGCTATATAAATTTACAGGGCGCTATTAAGCGTCCTTTTGTGTCGTGGACGACACGAAAAACGCAAAAACCGGCAAAATAAAATGTCGTAATTGGTACTTTAACATTTTAAAATTTTGTAATATTCTGATTTTATCAAAAGATAAGGAGGGCTTATAAATGAGTAATCAGGTTAAGTTAGTAGGTAGCATAGTGTCAGATTATACTTATAGTCATAGCTTATACGGCGAGGCGTTTTATAACGTCATGCTCTCTATAAAGAGAGCCAGCGGAAAAGCGGACATAGTACCTCTCTTAATATCTGAAAGACTCATAGACGTTAATACGAGCCACCTTAATAACTGTGTTTATGTGATTGGTGAGTTTAGATCGTATAACTCACATGATGAGGATAAAAACAGAGTTAAGCTTTATGTGTTTGTTACAGCCATAGACTTAACGGAAACGGCTAATATAAATGATGTGTTTATAGAGGGTACGATATGCAAGACGCCTAACTACCGGCATACGCCACTGGGTAGAGAAGTTGCAGACATTACTCTGGCTATCAATAGGAATTATGGCAAGTCAGATTATATACCCTGTATTTTATGGGGTAGAAACGCCTATTATGCAAGGTCATTAAATACCGGCGACCGTATCAGAGTTGCCGGCAGAATACAAAGCAGAAATTATATAAAAAACGAGGAAGAAAAAACAGCCTACGAGCTGTCTGTATCTTTGCTGGAGCTTAGCTGAAAATATATTGACATATTAAAAATTATGTGATTACTATAAAATTACAGATATACGCATGAGAGGTAACATATGTTAAGTGAGAGGTTACGAGAGTTACTAAAGATACATAACATGAGTAAGGAAACTTTAGCGGAAAAGTGCGATTTGCCGTTAGAGACTATCCGTAATATTTACTATGGGAAAACTACAGACCCTAAAGTATCTACAGTTATGAAAATAGCTAAGGTATTTAATTTAAGCGTTAACTGTCTTATGGGTGAGTGCCAGCATACGCCGGATGAGAGAGCGCTGCTTAATTATTACAGGGCTTGCGGTCATCATGGTAAGACTTTGGTACGTATCAGCGCTAAGTATGAGGCTCTAACAGCAAAGGAGCAACGTGAGGCTAAGGGTAGCCATACTATAGCGTGTCTTATACCTCATGGCGACATATACCACGGTATAATATATGACGATTGCGAGAGTAAGGATATTTATACCTCAGTAGCAGAGGCAGACGTAGCTATAGAAATGACTAATAACTGTCTCATGCCGGTATATTGCAAGGGCGACATTATTTTAGTGGCTGACCGTTTCCCAGCTAATAAGGAATATGGAGTATTTTATTACAACGGCAGAGCCTATATAAGGCAGTATATAGAGCGTGAGGATGAGTTTATATTAAAATGCTTACACAAATACGATAAAGACATGATTTTTAAGCGCATGGATGAGATAGAGTATTTAGGTACTTGTATAGACGTAGTAAGAGCATAAGGAAAGAGAGTGGTTTTATGCCACTCTTTTTTATATTTACATTTTTTAGAAAAAGTATTATTTTAAAATAATAGAGGAGGTGCTTACTATGGGTAAATTTATAGTGTGTCTATTAGGTGGCTGGTTTGGCTTACATAAGTTTATGGAGAAAAAGACAGGGTTAGGTATTTTATATTTACTTACCGGCGGTTTATTAGGTATAGGCTGGTTAGTTGATTCTATAACATATCTGGTTAATTTATTGAATAAACCTAAGCCGGCAGCAGTCACTAAAGAGGTTGAGCCGGTGGCAGCAGTCGCTAAAGAGCCTACACCTTATATATTTTTAAAATTTAGCGTAGCTGGTGTTACATTTAAGAACGGACGCAAGACCAGACAGGCTATACTCAGGGCTTTAAAGTGGGGAGACGAGATTATAGAGAGTGTGGACTTAGAAACTTATGAGTGGGAGGGTAAGCCGGCTGTCCATGTTAAAGTTAATGATCAGGTTATAGGCGACATACCAGCTAACACTGTAGGAAAATTTTTAGAATATGAGCGGAACTATAAGAGAGACAATATACACTGTGAGGTTTACGGTGGCAGTAAACAGGATGACGGCAGCAGAACTAACTACGGTAGCGAGATTACTATAAGATATATAAAAGCAAAATAAAAGAGGGCGGTTTAATTACCGTCCTCTTTTTAATATGTTTTTTATATAAAAACTCTTAATTAAACTCACAGTAAAAATACTTTCTGTTATCAATTACTATATACAGATCACCGGCGCTCTTGCTGTATCTTACTACTCTTTGAGCGTGTTTGACAAAGTTATTTTTAGTGTATTCTACTTGTATATTATTTCCCTCTATCCACGCTCCTATAGTTTTTATAAATCTGTCTCCTTTAAAAACTTGTGAGTAGAACATATTTAAAATCATGCCCTCTAAGGCGTCTCTGATAGTTGAGCCGGTGTTAATGATGTTATTATCTGTGTCTCTAGCTGTATAAAGTACCTCAATACCGCTCTTGGTTATGTAGCCTATTAGGGTGGTATTTTTCATTACCTGATATTCTGTATAACCGTCTGTGTTTGCGGTCTTAATTAGCTCATAAGAAAAGTCTTTTATGACTATATTCATTATTACGCCTCCTCTAATAATTTGACTATTAACTGGGTTAGGCTAAGCCCTTTAGAGCTTGCTAGTGCTTTATATTTTTCCCTTTGCTCAGGACTGACAAGTATTTGTATTTTTACTTTATCGGCTTGATATTTATAAGACGCTTTTTTCTGAGCCTCTGTGTATTTGTTAGCCATACTATCACCTCCAACTAAATAATAACATGATACTATTATATAACGCTATATACAAAATTGACAAATATAACGCTATATATTTGGTTATTCCGTCAATAGATATATATAGCGCTATATACTATAATAATATCATAAGGAACGGAAAATAAATACCAAACAGGAGGTAAGAAAAATGATGAATGTAAAAGGTGGAATGTTATTTGAAAATGAATTTACAAACATATTTGTAAAATTTGTTACAGCTAGCACCGTAATATTTATAGAGGGCTTTTCTCCAGCAGCTATACATGATGTACAAGAAATACCAACCGAAAATTTTTTAAATTATATAAATGATTATGGATTTACTCAAAATGGATATTGGAACTAAAACCACATACCCAGCTGGAGGGGTTAAGCTCCAGCAGATAATAGGAGGGAAAAGATATGACAGACCATTGGAGCGGAAACGGATTACATTATGCAGTTGGCAAAAAGGTGTTTGAAAGTGAAAAAGAGGCGTTTAACTGGTGTACTGACTTAATGAAAAGAGGAATTGTACAAAGTTACAGGGAAACTATGGACAAAGTAACTCATAGGTATATTGGTGATGGTATAATGGAAAGCATATAGCATAATATAGATTTAAAGCCGGTCAATAATTGACCGGCTCTTTTTTAATATATTACAGGTGGCTCAGGCATATCCTTTTTATCTGGCTTTTCTAACTCATCTAAACGCTGTATAAGCTCCTCTTTAGTTATCCAGCCTTTTATACATAAACGTATCAGTATATCTTTTCTGGTCACTTGTCATCTAACTCCTTTTGGTATAATATGTTAATATTTGGAGGTTAAACTATGGTTAAGGTTAAAAATATAAGTAAAGTCTATGATAATGGTAAAGGTATTTTTGACATTAGCTTTACCTTAGAAAAAAATAAAATCTACGGTCTGCTAGGTGAAAATGGAGCTGGTAAGAGTACCCTTTTAAACCTACTTACCGGCTATATAGCGCCTACTGGGAGTAGTGCTACTTTCGATAGCGTACCGAACGGAACGGCGCAGTTAGTAGCACTACTATTAAAAAAATATAATCTCATCTATCTTACCCTCTGTATCTAGCTTAATTGCCTTAATATATTTCCTCCAGAAGGCTCTCTTGTTTTCCCTATTCAGAGCGTTATAAAGCTCTTTCCAGTCATCTTTAGCCAGTAGCTCCTCATATACTGTTACGTCTCTTTCCTCTACCGGCGTTAAGGACGCCTGTAACTCTGCCAGCTGTCTCTCTAGTGCCTCATACTCTCTGTCGTACTCCTCCTCTTTAACTCTGCCTTTTCTAAACATAGTGTTAAGTCTATTCATTTCAGCCTGTAAATTAGCTATAGAGTTTTTTACACCGTCTGTATGTGTATTAGTGTTAGCTGTAATTTTTACGTGTGTTATGTGGTTATTTATATAACGGTTAAGGTTGTTTAATAGAGCTTTTTCCATGCGCTCCTCATTAGGGTATTTATTAAAAGTACAAGTCTTAGACATTTTAAACTTATTGCAGCGGTATTGATAAATAGGGTTAGTATGGATGTATACTTTACCATTAGGTTTTACGGTCTTACGGTTTACGGATGTTATTCCTGTTAATTTTCTGCCACAACAAGGACAGTACATTAAGCCGCTGAATAAATACACTCTATTACTAGACCTTTTTCTCACGTTGCCTTTTAGTATAGTCTGTATTTTATCAAAAGTGGCTTTATCCACATAACCTTTACAGTAAAAGTCATTTCCTCTGTAGTGTCCCCATAATTTAGTGTCGGTCAGCACTTTTCTTAACCGAGCATACTCATAAGTAGTACCGTATTTATTATTTATATAAGCTACGCTACCAGCTACGGACTGATGTACTAAAAAGTAGTTAATATAATCAGTTATCATATCCTTAGTCTCTGGATCAGGAATAACATTTTTTAAGCCTGTTTGTTCGTCTCTACCTACTGTGAAAGCTAAGCCCTGATTTTGTGCGCCGGCGAGTGGCTGACCTGTTCTAACTTTATACTCATTTACTAAGTCGATACGCTCACCTGTCTGGTCTGCCTCATATTCAGCCATAGCCAGCTTTTGAGTTACCCAGTAGCGTCCGTTAGCAGTAGTGAGGTCGTATTTTTCCTCTGTAGCTGTCCACGTTACCTTATTAGCCTCTAGTATCTTTTGGCACTCATAATACTCCGCTACAGACCTAAAATAACGGTCTAACTTAATAAAAATAATGCGGTCAAACTTACCGGCTTTAGCGTCGTTTAACATACGCTGTAAGGCTGGACGACGCCTTATTAACTTACGTCCGCTTACGCCCTCATCCTCATACCATTCTATAATATTTAAACCGTGAGCCTCTGCATAGCGTGTAAGAGTATCACGCTGAGCGTCTAAAGATAAACCGTGTAATTTTTGCTCCTGAGAAGAAACACGGATATAACAGGCTATACGCTCAATTTTTTTATTTTTTGGCGACATATTCAGACCTCCTATAATTTTACTATTGAATTTTTAGAAAAGTTATAGTAATATTATTATTGTTATAAAACAAACATTTGTTCGATTGAGGTGTAGCTATGGAAAAAGACTATTTACTAGAAACAATCAGCGAGCTATTAGCTGGCTGCACAGATATAGATTTACTATACCTCATACAGGGTTTACTTAGTGCAAAGTGTTAATATCCTTATAGCTGTTAACGATATTTTTAACAGCTTTATACTGTACTTGGGTTAAAGAAGTAATAGAAGTAAATAACTCCTGTAAATCTTCGTTTTCTTTTATTTCAAAGATGAGCTGTGCAAGCTCATCATTTTTTATTTGGGCTAGCGGTCGCTCCATTGGAACGTCATAGCCAGCTAACCACATTTCGGACACGTCCAGAACTCTAGCCATTTTCATAATTGCGTCTTGTTTGGGCTGCCAGCGTTGAGCAAGCCAATTATTAACAGAGCTTTTTTTAATGCCTGTCCTTTCACATAACTCTACTTGTTTCATGTTTCTTATGTTTAGAGCCTCTCTTAATCTGTTCTGTCTTTCATAGCTTTCCATAATTTTCCCTCCTTTCTGTGTAACATAATTTTATAACAAAAGTTTAGAAAAAACAACACAAAGCACTTAAAAACCGAAAAAAAGTTTAGAAAAAGCAATTTTCTGTATTGACAACCAAAATTATATTAGTATAATGAATCGTGTAAGGTTTAGAAACAGCTATATTTTTTTAAGTAATAAGTTTAGAAACAAATACCTTGCGAGGAGGTGAAAAAATGAATTACAAAAAACTTAAATTAAAGATTAACGAGGTGTACGAGACACAGGCGGCTTTTGCGAAAGCTATGGGAATGAGTAGGACAGCTCTTAATCAAAGGTTAAATGGCGCTGTTGAATGGAAAATGTCAGAGATTGCTAAGGCGTGCGACCTTTTACATATTCCAATTACGGACGCACATTTATATTTTTTTGCTCAGTAAGTTTAGAAAACAAAACTTTATAGAGGTAGAGGCATGGAAGTGATAGGAGTACAGCCTACAGGGGAGAGCATTATACGGACTCTCATAGAGCTACTGGAGGCTCAGGAGCAAATTACAGTTACATACAATATTACGGAAAGCGAGGTCATAAATGAAAAACGCAATTCTTAAAACAATTACAGCAATAATGATATTTATATTTTTGCTGGGAGCGGCTTGTTTGGATTCTATAAGCAATGTGCCGGCGGTTATGTGTGTTGTGTCGTTATGCTGGTTAGCTCCATTTGCTTATGTTAATGGAGGTGGATATTGAAAAAAACATTATTGATTATACCGTTCCTATTTTTGATAGCGTCGGCTGGTTTACTTAAGGTTGAGGCTAACGCTGACGCATACGCTGAGCCTGTACTTATCCGCTGTACGTGCTATACAGCTACCGGCAATCCTACCGCCTCAGGCGTTATGCCGTATGAGGGCATTGTAGCCGGTAAGCGTGAGTGGCTAGGATGCGTAGCGGTGCTATATACGTCAGATATGGAGCTTATAGGATTCTTTGAGTTTAGAGATACCGGCGGCTCATATATCAGCAGTGGACAGAGGATAGACGTATATAGAGATACATTAGAGCGCTGTTATGACTGGATAGGACAGTATGGAGATTATGTATATATGCAGATCATACCGGCAGAGGGCTAGGAGGTGAGAGAGTAATGAGCGTGAGACTTATAAAGATTTTAAATAAAATCTTTGGATTGACCGTAAAAGTCAATGACGGAAAGATAACCGGCGTTACATTATTTGATTATTAGGAGGGCATTATGGCAGATGACAAAAAGTATTATTACTTAAAGCTTAAAGATGACTTTTACAGCGACGACGCCATGATTATTTTACAGGGTATGCCTGACGGCTATGTTTACAGTGACATACTTATGAAACTGTATTTAAGAAGTCTTAAAAATCAGGGTAGGCTCATGTTTAATGATTTAATACCCTATACACCTGAAATATTGGCTCAGCTTGTAAATCATCAAATAGGTACTGTAGAAAAGGCTCTACATATCTTTGAAAAGCTGGGACTTATAGAAATATTGGATAATGGCGCTATTTTCATGCTGAATATTCAAAATTTTATAGGAAAATCGAGTACAGAGGCAGACAGAAAAAGGGAATATAGGGCGAGAATAGAGCAAGAAAAAAAGCTACTTATGGTAGGGCAAATGTCTGGACAAATGTCTGGACAAAATAGCCCAGAGATAGAGATAGAGAAAGAGATAGAGAAAGAGATAGAAATAGAGAGCAAAAAGACAAATTACCAGCTAATCGCTGACCTCTATAATGATACGTGCGTATCATTCCCACGTGTCATCAGTCTATCTAAAAAAAGAAAGGCGGCTATTAAGGCTAGGCTTAATACCTATAGCGTAGATGATTTAAAAAAGGTATTTGAGAAAGCTGAGGCAAGTAGTTTCCTTAAGGGCAAAAACAGTAGGGACTGGAGAGCAGACTTTGACTGGTTAATAGCGGACGGCAATATAGTTAAGGTGCTGGAGGGTAAGTATGACGACAATTACAAAAAAGAGCAGTCAGGCTATAACGTAGATCATCTTAAGGCAAATAATACAGCGCCCAGCAATAACGGCGCTAGCTACTTTTAGGAGGCGCTTATGTATAAATGTGAAAAATGCAAAGATACCACGTTTATATTATTTAAGGACGAGAACGGCTACGAAATGGCTAAGCCCTGTGAATGTAGAGAGCAAGTAATTTCTAAAAAGCTACTTATTGCGAGCGGCATAAGCGAGGAGGACAGTAAAAAGGGCTTTGGAGGCTTTAATACCTTTAACGAGCCGGCGCTGGTTAATGCTAAGAATACGGCTACTCTCTATTATCAGAATTTTAAAAATATTGAGGATGACCGCATTAACTCTATAATGCTGTGTGGAGCGTCTGGACGTGGTAAGACTACTTTAGGACTGGCGATAGCCAATAACTTAATAAATACCGGCGTAGGAGTGCGATATATGCCCTATAGAGACGTAGTAACCTCTCTTAAACAGCAGTTAGGGAGCGACGCTAAATATTACTATAATGAGCAGATGCACAGGCTTAAAAATGCCAGAGTATTATTTATTGACGACTTACTTAAGGGCAAAATAACCGAGAGTGATATTAACATTATGTACGAGGTTATTAACTACCGCTATTTGCAAAGAAAGCCGGTTATTATCTCCACAGAAAAGACCATAGAGCAGCTGTTAGAGTTTGACGAGGCTATCGGCAGCCGGTTAATAGAAATGAGCAAGGGCTATATTATCACTTTTGATAAATCAGTACCAAATTACAGGCTCAGGTAGGAGGTGTATATATGAAAAAAATTTTAATAGGTGGTAGCCCGTGTACTCATTGGAGTATAGCACAGTCCCCAAATAAAAGAGAAATTAAGCCAGAGGGGCTAGGGTGGGAGTTATTTTTAAATTATGTAATAGCTTTAGAAAAATTTAAACCTGATTTTTTTCTTTATGAAAACAATGAAAGCATAAGTGTTGATATTAAAGAAGAAATTAAAAAACAGTTAGGAGTTGAGCTTTTACATATAAACAGCGCTCTAGTGTCAGCTCAGACTAGGAGGCGTATTTACGCTACAAATATTACAGGCGTAGATTTGCCGGAAGATAAAAATATAAGGGTTAAAGATATTATACAGGCAGATTATCATAATGAAAATCTTATAAGAGAAGTCGTTTTTAACCAAAAAGATGACAGCAAAAACAATAACAGGCTTGTAAGAATTGGCACGATAGGAAAAGGAGGACAGGGAGAAAGAGTATATAGTATAAAAGGAAAAAGCTGTACATTAAGTGCAAATGGAGGCGGTAGAGGAGCTAAAACAGGACTGTATTTAATTAACGGTGAGGTCAGAAAATTAAATCCAGTAGAGGCAGAACGCTTACAGACATTGCCTGATAATTATACAGCAATGTTGCCAGCGACACAGCGATACAAAAGTATAGGAAACGGCTGGACCGCAGCGGTAATTATGCATATTCTCAAATATATGAATATTCCTAAAGACGAGCCTTTATTGGTGTTAAGTATGTACGACGGCATAGCCACAGGGCGCTATTGTTTGGAAGAAATGGGATATAAAAATATTACATATTACGCATACGAAATAGACGAGTACGCCATTAAATGTGCAAAAACCAATTATCCAGACATTATAGAGTTAGGTGATGCTTTTCAAGTTAGGGATGCTGGCTGGGAAATAAATAAAATGGAGGCGGCCGTATGACAACAACAAAACAAACACGCAGAGAAAGCTATGAGAATTTAGACGTTGAGACTTTATACAAAAATATTAAGGACGTATTAGCCGGTGGCATTAAATTAACGGCTAGAGAAATAGCGGAAATTCTATACTGGCGAGGCGTTGTAGTTTATCCAGTACGGCAAGCGGTAGCGCCTAGACTTACGGAGCTGGAAGATAAGGGCATAGTGGAAGTAGTAGGAAAAATACACGATACTCAGACAGGGCGTAACGTGGCAGTTTATAGGCTGGTGGAAAAATGAAAAGTATTATACAGACGGAAAAGTATTGTTTCCTGTGTGGGCTGACTACTCCTAGCGGATTCTATGACGGCTTAGAAGATCATCATATATTCTTTGGGACAAGCAATAGAGCAAAGAGTGAAAAGCTGGGCTTAAAAGTTTGGCTATGCGGTGAGACTTGCCACAGGAACGGTAAAAAAGCAGTACACAGATGCAGAGAAACAGATTTATTTATTAAGCGCCATGCTCAGGAAGTCTATGAGGCTACTTATGGCAGCAGAGCAGACTTTATAAGAGAGTTTGGTAAAAGTTATCTGTAATTTTTTTTAAATCAAAAGTTTAGAAAACAAAACTATAGGAGGGATATATGTTAAAAAGATTAAACATTAACTGGAACGCACGCCAGTTAGCCAAAATGTGCATGAATGGAAATATCACATTTACTAACGCTATCCAGCGTGGGTATGTATGGGACTTAAAAAGAAAGTCGCTTTTAATAGAGTCTATGATTATAGGCTATCCTATACCGGCATTTTACGCCAAAAGAGACGAGAGCAAGGTCTTTGATATGCTGGACGGCAAACAGCGCTCTAGTGCCATTTGTGGCTATCTGAATAATGAGTATGCACTGGAGGGAGTAAGCGAGGAATACGAGGGCAAGTATTTTAATGATTTACCTGAGGAAGTACAGGACGACATTATAAGCTACTCTCTGACCGTGTATTACTTTGAGGACATTACAGACGAGGAAGTAAATGAAATGTTTTACCGGCTGAACAATGGCAAGGCTCTTACAGCGATTGAGTTAACCAGAGTTAAGGCTAAGAGCTTTGACAAAATCAAAGAGCTAAGCGCTCACGGTATTTTTACAGAGGCTTTAAAAGAGAGCCAGCTTAACAGGTACACCAATGAGGACATAGTTATTAAGGCGCTGGTGATGCTGAACTGTGAAAAGCCAGACCTTAAGAATGAATTTATAAGACCTTACATTATCGAGACGGAAATAACGGACGAAATGGCAGCAGAGGTAACGAGCGCTCTTACTAGAATTTGGGCTACTCACGAACAGCTGTTAGCTAACGGCTTAATTAAGCCAGCAAAGAAGTTATACACAAGGACGCATTTATTAAGTCTGATACCGCTAGCGCTTAAAACATGGTGTGACGGTGTAACAGCGGAGGTCTTTGCTGAATTTGTAGCATGGTTTTTTACGCCGGAAAAAAGAGGCGTGTCAATTAGCCATATCTATAACACACATTGCACCAGCGGAGCTAACGGACAGTACCCTGTAGAAATGAGAGGCAGAGAGCTACAGGAACATTTTAACCAATTTATCAATAAGGAGGGCTGAACATGGCAGCAGACGTAAATATTTATGAAAAACTTTCAAGGTTAAGAGAATCAGTTAAAAAAGAAACGTGGAGCAGTTTTTATGATTTAATGGCGCTGGTACATAAGAGGGCTAAATATTACAGGATACTCCCTCTCTACTGTCATTATGACAACGTAGCCACTCTGTCAATGGTGGACATGGACAATATAACCATGTGTATTAAATTTCAAATACCCGTAGAAAGCGTAGGCATGAAAAACGTAAAGAAAGAGCTTTACTATATGGCTCTGGAGATTACGGAGACCGGCGAGACAATCAGCCCTAAGCAGTACATAGAACTTACGGAAAAAATGAAAGAGGTAGAAGTTACAGAGGCAGAGGTATTGGAGCGGTATAAGCTTAAGAGCTTAGCAGAAATGCCGGTAGAAATATACCAGCGTTGTAAGACGGCTTTAGCAAAGAGTAAAAAATAGGAGGCTCACAATGGAAAACCAAACGATAACTATATCACTGGAAAAATACGAGGACTTAATTAAAAAAGAGCAGCTGTTAGATTTGCTCATGGAAAACAAGGAAATGGAAATCTTTTTAAAAAATAAGGAGGGCTACAGATGAGTAACGCAGTTACTATTACAATCACAATTTGCTTAACTATTCTTTTAATCTATCTGATAGATGCAGTTAAAACAATTTTTAGCCTTAAGTATAGCGTGGAGAATACAGAGCCAATAATTGAGCTTAAGGAGATTAAGGAGGGGAGACATGATAAATAAAGTTATTATAATGGGACGTCTTACCGGCGACCCTGAGGTAAGGTACTTAGAGAGCGGCGACAACGTAGTAACAAGGCTTAACATTGCCGTAGATCGCAATTATAAAAGCGGCGACGAGAAAAAGACAGACTTTATTAACTGTGTCGCATGGGGAAAGACCGGCGAGTTTATTGGAAAGTATTTTAGCAAGGGTAGCATGATAGCGATAGTAGGCGCTATCACTACCGGCAGCTATACCAATAAGGACGGCGCTAAGGTCTATACCACAGAGGTAACTGTTAGTGAGGCGTCATTTACCGGCGAGAAGAAAAAGGACAACACTGGAGCGCCTAGTGATATAGATGACGAGATACCGTTTAAGTAAAGGAGGCGGCTATGCCAATCTGTGAGGGATGTAAAAAAGAGGTTTTAGTAAACTACCAAACAATAGAGACTAAGCGAGGTACTGTATTACATTGGTGTAATGAGTGCCTTAAGCCGCTCCAAAGAAAAGAGGCTGATAATGCAGACCATAGTAAAAAACCTATTTGAAAGCATAGACAAATTAAGAGAAGTAATTAACAGGCGCTATGAGGTCTCAGAGAAAAGAGCAACGGCAGAGTATATGTATCGTACAGAGCTAGGGCGTGAAATGGCTAAGGCTAAGGCTGACGGCATGGCTAATACAGCTCTGTATGACTACTGTCGAGGACTGGAAAAGGTAGCTAAGCTGAGAGAAGAAAGAGACATATTACAGGCTCAGGAGGATTTTTTAACTGAGCTTATATATTACTACCGTACCAGTATTAGAGTCTATGAGGGCGAGGCGGCAGCAGAAAGGAAAGGACTATGAGAAGAGATAGAGCAACTTTAAGAGGTAAGCCCTTAGATGATGATTGCAAGAGGGCTAAAATATCAAAGCACGAATACGGCATAAAAGATACACGTTGTTACTGTTATGGATTGTTTGCGCCTCATAGCATTTATGAGGTACATCCTAAATGCTTAGAGTGCGGCGCATATTGTTTAAATGCTAAGCCATTAGAGGAGGTGCAAAATGACAAAAGAAACTTTAGATAAAGCTAATGAATTGCTTAGAGACATTGCAAATATAAAAAGAGTTGTAAAGAAAGCCAAAACCTCATGGATAAAGGTAATATGTCCTGAATGGAGAGACCCTTATGAGCTGTGTTATTCCGTAAGGTTTCAGGACGAATTAGAATGAATAATGACAAAAATAAAATAGAAATCAAAATAGTAATTGACGGTTTGTTTTGGGGCTTTATTGCTGGAGCAATAACAGCAGCGTATATATTTGGTATTATGGGGGTGTGACATGAAAGTAAAAGAATTGGTTAGCAAGTTAAGACAAGCGTATGACGTAGAAATTAGAGAAAACAACTTTTTCCTGTGTAAAACTACTACCCAAAATAAAACAATAGAGCTTTTTAGCGAGCGTGAAGTTATAGACTGGTTTCCACAGCCCAAAGGCTTAGCAGACCTTGCTGTAAGTTTGGTAATTAACATTAGTAGTGAGGAGGAACTGGATGACACCGGCAGAGATTAAGCAAATAGTAGAGCTTACTGTAAGCGAGTTAAGGCGTAACAATATGTTAGAGACTAACCCTTATAAAATCATATTACCCTCTGTAGAAAAACGGTTAAAAGATTTCTTTGGAGGGAATAAAGACCGCTCCATATTAAACGCATTACGCCAGCTGTCAGATGATGAATACATAGACGTTATATATTATCACTACAGAGACAAGCTAACCATAGAGCGTATAGCCGGATATATGGAGAGAGATATAACCACGATCAAGAGAAACAAGCGGCGGTTAATTATGCAAATACATAGAATGATAGATGATTAGAGAGGAGGCAAGATATGGCACAGTGGAATAAAAATACAGTACCGAAATGCGAAGAAAAAACACACTCTGACGAAGTGCTTGTGACAGTGGATAAAGGTACATGGCAAAGAGTTATAAAGGCGGTTTATATTCCGTATCATCATTGTACGCTTGAAGATTTAGGATGGAATATGTGGGACGGAGTGCCGGATGATTGGGAGTATGTAGAGGAAGAGGATACATGGTGGATTCCCCAAGGTTGGTATGAAGTATGTGATTATTTTGAGGATTATTCATA